ATGGTCATCCTCAGTTTACTAGAGATGATTACAACATCTATGACATCATCCTTACATTCATTGATGAAAACAATCTCATGGAGAGAGTAGAGGAAGCAGAAGAGATCATGATGCAACTCACTGGTGCTCAGATCGTTGAGATCATTGAGGGATTCATGAACGAGGAAAGTGATCTTGTTGAAGGACCAGTAGGAGAATTTGCTGATGGGGTTGCAAGAACCGCAGGAACAGTTGTTGGTGGCATTGAGAGAGCAATAACAAAAGGACCTGGATACTTAAAGCAAAAAGTTAAGAATGTTAAGGGTACTTTTGATAGTGCAAGAGAAAGAACCAGGGAAAATATTCCTCCAAATGCGACCAAGAAACCTGCTGCCAAGTCTACTCCTCGTCCAACACCAGGTGGCCGCATGGTGAAAGGTAATTCTACTGGTTCTAGTGCTCAAAGTGCTGTTAAGAGAGGTGGACAAGCTCAGCATATGGGAAGAGATGTTCCAGGGGCAAATGGTCCAATCAGGAGATGAGACTATATAATGTAGTTTAAATACATCATGGTTGATTATGAAAACCCCTGGATTTTTGAAGGACAACCTTTTTTATCTGAGAACATTGGTGAGTTTGTCGGTTTTGTCTACCGGATTACTAATCTTGAATCAAGTAGACAATACATCGGTAGGAAATACTTCTATCAACTACGAAAGCCTAGAGGTGGAGGTAGGAGAGTTAAGTCTGAGAGCGACTGGAAAAGATACTACGGAAGTTCTGACGAACTTAATCAGGACCGCCGTGGACTTGGAAATAGTTCCTTCAAACGAGAAATACTTTCGTTACAATTAACAAAGGGTAAAGTTAACTACGAAGAAACCAAACAATTATTTGTCCATTCTGTCCTAACAGAATCTCTTGACAACGGTGATCCTAAGTATTACAATAGTAATATCTTGGGTCGTTATTATAAAAAAGATTATTATGATTATAAAATATGGAGTACTGACTGAAGAAGTTTTACTTGACTGTGAAAATTTTCTTGAAAATTCTTTAGGAGAAAATGTTTGGGCTGTTAGTGAGTTATTTTGGGATGACTCTCTGAAGGTTGGTGACACTGGAGTTGTTACCATGACTAACTTACCTGCAGAACTTAGACATTCTGTGCTAAGATGTATAGATCCACATGTTCTGCCATATGCTAAAGCTGAGGTACAACTTTATGTTTGGCATAAAAATTCTGGTATATCTATGCACGACGATAACGGTCGGTATGGGTGTACTATATACTTAAATCGAGAGTGGGATATCAATTGGGGAGGTATCTTTATATGGAATGATGGAGAAGAGTTGAGAGCACTTAACCCCACATATAATATGATGGTTCTCAATGCAGAGAACGAAGATCATATGGTAACCACAGTTTCTCCATACTCTGATGACTTTAGATATAGTCTCCAGATATGGTTTACGCCAGTTTAGATCAGTTATGGCAGAATACACAAGAGACATAAACAATCAAGATATTCTTTACGGTACTTCTGAGCATCATCAGTATATGATGGAGTGGGAAAAGAAGTACATGGAAGATTGTGTTGATGCCCTAGAACCATATGGAGATGTTCTTGAGATTGGGTTTGGTATGGGATACTCTGCCACCCAATTTCAAAAACATAATGTTAAGTCATATACTGTTCTAGAACCAGACCCAGTGGTGTATAATAGAGCAGTGGAATGGTCAAAAGACTACTCCAATATCACCATTCTAAATCAAGCTTGGCCAGACACCACTGGTCTTGGTAAGTATGACTGCTTCTTTTATGATCCTTACATGGAAGAAAAACCAGCAGTGACTCGTCAGTATGCTGGTTGCGAGACCTGTTATTTTATAATAACATGTGTCTATGAACACGCGAGAGAGACCTCAAAATTTTCTTTCTATTGTTCTAGTCAAGGTGAGTCAATGCAAGGTCACATTGATAGGTACTACGCTATGCTAAGTACCATGGATATTAAATCTCAGTTTGATATGAGTTTCAAACCTTATGAGGTTGAAGTCCCTAAGAACTGTAATTATTGTAAAACTGGTTGGCTTTACAAACCAGTAATCACAATCACCTTGCCAGTTTAGCTCAGTGGTAGAGCAGGTCTTTTGTAAAGATCAGGTCACTGGTTCAAATCCTGTAACTGGCTTATGATAGAACATATTTTTCCAACAGCAATTTACAAATCAAATGTTTCTTGTCCACAAAAAGAGTGGGAAGGAATGATGGATTTCTGTAAAGAGTTTTACTATAAGAACTTGGAAGAGATTGAAGATACTGGTAACTTTACTGGTGATCAAGACATTCCAAAGTTTTTTCTTTTGCACAAAACTAAAGAATTTTATTGGTTGAATGCCCAGATGGCACATGCTACTAGGCAATATCTATCTGGTATGTGCAGACAAACTGATAGCGATGATGATTATGTGCATGATATCTTTTTTCAAAAGTCCTGGCCCAATGTGTGTAGGTTAGAAGATGGAGGAAATCCAGATCACTTGCATAAGGGATCTCACTTTAGTGGCATCTATTACTTAAGAACTGAGGGGGATGGTGGAACATTGACTCTTGCATCAGAAAGTTACATGGATAATCTTCCATTAAATGTTCTTGATGATTATTGTGTTTATAATTTAGATCCGAAAGATGGTGATCTAATTATTTTTCCATCTAATATTTTGCATAGGGTAACAGAGTTCAATGGGGTTGACTTTAGAGCTTCAATCGTCTATGATATCTTCGTGACTTCTACTATAAATGTAGACCACAACTACGAAAATGTGGTCACATCACCACATCATTGGGTACAAGTATAGACTAAATAAGTTTGCTAGGGGTTTTAAATGCTTTCTACAAAATATCGATTAAGATTAGAATTTATCTGTAAATGTATTGCTAATGGTGAAGAAGTAAAACTAGACGACATGATCTGGGCAGAGAAGTTGGCGAAGAGCCATACTACTGCTCGCGATTGGTTGCAACAAGCACGAAGACAATCTTCTCAAGAAATTGAAGAAGGTAGTACAGATGATTTTCTGAATAGGATGGGATTAGGAGATCCCGACCCATCCAACCATAAGAAGGGATTCAATAGTGCTGATGATATTAAGGACTGGTTCCACACTGACAAACCTGATGACTGGAGACAACGAGACTAATGAAAATTCTTACACTTGAAGACTATCAAAAAGCTGGCGAGACATTTTGGCCCAAGTATTGGTATGTTGCTAAGGAACTTGGCGAAGATGCCAAGGCAGAAGACATCCTAAAAGTTATGGAAGCTGTTGGTGGTGTTGCATTGAAACTTGCATTAGAAGACAAAGAGGGACCATTCGGATTTAATAAAAAGGAGGGTGAAGATGCCTAATCCAAATCAACTTTATGAAGACATGGAGAAACTCAATGCTCTCTATGAAGAGTTGATGTGGCATCCTGACGATGAATTAGTTTTTACTCATGAAAATGGTAGAGTCGTCATTTATAATAGAGATTTAAATGATAGCAACAATCTTTGATAAACTTTTTAGTATAGAATATATGGCCAAGGTGGAAAAAAAACTCCACCACTTACCAGTAACTGCTATTAATATTGCGAACGGTAAGTCTTTTCCTAATGGGGATAATGGAACCCATAGATTAATGGGAGAGAATATATTTGAACGAGAGAGTATAAACAAAGTAGTAAATCTCATGGACGACTGTGAGATTTACTTTGAAATGTTAGAAGTAATAGAAGAAGCATTGGAAGAAAAATTATATCTTAATAGAATTGATTTTAATTTACAGCATTCTTTCTGCGATGGATCATCACATGTAGATGGTGATGAGGGAGAGTATACTATCATGTATATGCCAAACTTAGAATGGGATACTAAAGAATGGGGAGGTCAGTTTCAATTGTTTGGTGATAACGATGATGTTATTGAAGAACATGAATATGTCCCTGGTAGAGTATTAGTTTTCCCATCTGAAATTCCTCATAGGGGTCTTGGACCACGGCATCCTTATGTGTATAGATACACTGTTGTATGGCGAGTACAAAAACTTGACGATGTATTATGAAACCTAGTATTCTTAGCATTAATAAAGCTCTAGATCCAGATGATTTCAGGGAGGTGAGTGAGTATGCTTTAGATTCTGAGTTTACTTATGGCGAACAAGATGATTCCAAGTCTAAGCCAACAGGAATGATCTGTGAGTTGGACCCAGAAAATGACGATGACGATACGATTGTTGGTATTTTTGAATCTTTAATTTATGCAAGGTTCCCAGAAATAAAAGAGTATAAATTATACCGAGCATATATCAATTGCTTTGCTCCTAGAGAAGCAGCAAACTTTCATGTTGATTGTGACCCCGATGAAGATCAAGTAACTTTTCTTTTCTATGCTAATGGTGGATATACTGGATTGAATGAGGGAGGATGCACTGAATTTTACTTAGATGAAAAAATTATTGGTATTCCTCCCATTCCAAATACTCTGGTAAAGTTTACTTCTTCTATTTTGCATAGAGCAACTCCATTATTATCTGATCATAGGTTTACTTATGCACTCAAATATTGCAAAGAAGATAATTGAAGAAGAAAGATTTTTAGTTGAGGATGGGATATTTCTACCAGATGTAATTGATGAGTTAAGAGACTATGCTTTAACGGCCTCTGATCCAGATGATACATACGAAGACTATCACTCACTAAACTTCTACCAAGACAGCTTGCGCTTTCCTTTATTAGGTGATATAATAACAGGGTTGCAAGCGAGGTTTCCATTCCTTGGTAAATTTGCCAGAGGGTGGGCATTCGTTTACAACAACAATGCCGAAGGTGTGACTCCACATGCTGATCCAGCATGTTATAATGTGAATCTCTGGGTCACTCCAGACTCTTCTGTAGAAGATCCAGAGAAAAACGGTTTGATTCTTTATGATATTAAACCGCCTCCGACATGGACATGGCGTGAGTATAATACCGATGTCAAGTTGATTCGGAAATATCTGGAGTACACTAGATCGGAGAAGACAATTATTCCTTATGCGTGTAATCGTCTTCTCCTATTCAACTCTAAATATTTTCATGAAACAAACAAAGTTTCAATGAAACCTGGACTAGATAATAGGCGAGTTAATTACACCTTTATGTTCAAG